CGGGGATTGGAGTAACCTCACCACACTGCCCACCTATAAATAGGATTTTAGTGTGGCTCCCCACCTTGATGGGGCGACCGATATCTTATGCAAGATCGCGTTATCTGCTCCATTACAGACCTTGCTTCACTCTAGGGGGTGAAGATCCCTTTCCGGATAGTGCTAGGCACGTCCTTCCACCATAATGGGTTATGGCAGGTCTTTAATTAACCTCAGTTTTCCCTCTGAGGAGTTTGATATTTAGTTGCTTCTAATCAACTTAAATGCTCTTCGCAAGTCCATTTTTAGGAGAGTCCAAGCATTGGAGTCTACGGATTTTGTCTGGCCCGAAACCATATCTACGTCTAGAGTGAGTATTATGGAACTCCTTCCATGACCACATAGGGTGTCCCCGCAAGGATCTTCAGTTCGTCAACAGGTGCCCGAGGGTAGGTCCCAAACTACCATGAGGTGTCAATCTCATTGGGTCTCTAGTGGGGAGGGGTGCATCTAACGCACCAGCAATGCTCCTTGCCTGAGTGGGGAGGGGGATGTCTCACGTCCCGGACATATAGTCCCCTTGCCTCTACCACCACTTAAGTGGTGGTGGTGGGATCCAAAATGGTAGTTATGATGTCAATCTGTGCTCCACCAGTGATCACGTATCCAGTAAATGCTATTACTATAGGTCCATTAATTATCGGTGTCAATGCAAACACTTGATAAAAGTTGGGACTGCCACTACCAGTGTAGTAGGAACCTACAGTATCATATTTATATAAGTTCACAGCATTAGCGTTCGTGTAGGCAGTGTTACCGACCACAGTGCTAGTTGCTGCAAAAATATTGAAATTGATTAAGTAAGTAACACCAACTTGGGCATTATTGATTTGATACGCTGTTGGTCCACTTGTTACTGACAGCAATCCACTCTGATAGAGGGATACTGTTCCAAGTGGGGCGGCACTTGTGACACCATTTTTAGCTATGTGCGATGAAACAACTTCGAGTGAAGAGTTTTCTTGGTCAAGCACAGGCTTGAAAAACTCAACACAATATGAGACCCAAACTTCACCCAGATCAATAGATGGGTTGGCTTGTGTGATCAATTGGGTTAATCCATAATCATACAATCTCAGGTCCTGTCCAGTTGGGACGTTTCCAGTTCTCACATTATACAGTTTATTAGCTGTTTCATCCGGTTTACACTCAATCATGTGCATAAGGTTGAGGGTTGGTTTAACTGCTGTTGCAAACTCTGCGTTCTCTGCCTCTTGACGACTAATAAAAGCAGGTTGATCAGCATTGTAATTAGTTGTTAATACAACTACACCAGGTGATCCTGATGCTACAAAGTCCGTGATCAAGGATCGGAACTCGAAAACAAGCCCATGGAATTTGTATTGTTGATAATTAGCAGCTATTGCTGACAACCATGGGAAAGTCTGCGATAAACCAGGATTCAGCGGATAACTGGTGTTAGTAAAGGCTGACGTTCCGGTTAAATCACCTAAGTATTCCCTATGGCATACTATATTAGTCGCGTGTGTTGATGAGAATTTGGGAGTTTGGCCGTTGAGTACATTGTAGTTGGGGGATCCGACAATTTGATAATCACCTGACCCAAATATACCACCTATACCAGTGCCTAACCATCTCCCTACACTTGCTAATTGCGGTGCTCCTAGCATCTTACCAGCTGCAGACCCGATGATACCTCCAACATCCCGAAAAGGTGTTGATTTCTTACCTCTAGTCTTGCTTTTGGATTTGGCCATTTTGAGAGCGGCCAGCTCTTGTTGAAGCTTAGCCATGTTCTGGCTTCGCTTAGTCTTATTTTTGTTTGTCATTGTATTGGATGCCGTATGACAAAACGGGACTGTACATCATCATCAAACCAGTGGAACCTCCGTGCAGTCTCTTGGCATTCTGTTTAGCACTAAAGTAATAGTTTTGGGGAATTACTGATGACAACCCAATTCCTTATCGCAGTTATCGCGGACCTTCCTTAACGCAGTAAGCACGGCTGATCTCAGCTTCATAGACCGGGAAGTCGTACAGTGTCGGGAATCTCCTCGGCTTTACCATAGGATACATCGACTGATCTGTAATACTCTTCGCACGCCATTTGCTCACCAGGAGTGATGCCAAATGCTAACCAAAAACTATATCTAGTCACAGCGTCAATATCTCTATACTTCTCATTCATACCCTTTGCGAGCATTACTAGACCTGTCTCCATAGATGGATCGTTAAGTCTTTTCGAGCCATCAGAGTATTCATGGATAGTTCTATAGAAATCTTGCCACACTGGTATGCCACCGGTTAGCGAAAGTCCACCTTCACCAACAGCAGCACACCATGACTTGTATATTTTTCGGTTGTCCAACGGTTTAATGGACAGACAATCTTTAGCTATTGCAACTCTTGGGTCTCTCACCATACGATATTGCGAGCCATCAAAAACTGGTTGTGCTTGACAAAAGACAGTCTTTTCTAGAGTATATACTGGTTCCTCAACCGTTAACTTAAATCCGAATTCTTTGAAATGCTGTGGTAAATGATCTAACTTGGTGAGGTCATTTTTCCCAACAAATATAACCCCATCATCTCCATCATCAATGAAGCTATAGTCAATCCCACGCTCCTCCATGTAGGTCCAAACTATGGCACACATGATTAGGACATTACCCATCGCAGTGTTCATATCTCCAGATGTTCGTCGGCCAGGTACTTCATACTTGATATCGTATCCTTGTCCTCGCACAAAACCTTTGTTTTGTAATTGCCACTTGAGAAGGTTCCGTAATTCCGGGGAATTATAGAACATATCATATATTCTGTGTTCAAACTTCAATGCATCCACACTTACGTGCTGATCAAATCTACTCGCGTCAATACCAACAGCCACACAATCCTTGTGACGTTGCCATTTATCAGCTATGAGTTTACCGCGGTCTAAGGCATTAAGCCCTTTAGCCACTGTTTGTTGATCAAATATGAAGTCTATAATCTTATATAATCTCTTCTCAATAGGTCTAAGGTATCTTCCAACGGCAGCATTATAGCGTGGTGATCTCGGTTGTATCACACGCGGCACTGGATCCTTCTTAGCAGTAAAGTTGTATTTCTCAACTTTCATAAAGGAACTCAAATATGAGTCTTTCCTAACAACCGGTCGAATTCCTAATGATTCTACGGCATTTCTGTAAATCGTTTGCTTACGACCACTATAGGACCCCCAGAATTCATCCAGGGTCATAGGAGTGGTAAATCGGATCCTTGATTTACAAAGATTTTCAAATTTTAATGTTTTGGTAGTCCATGTGTTTGGTTCTGGTAGGTATGGTTCATGGTAAACTCCTTCACTCTTGACAAAGTAAACTCGCTCCAATATCATCCTAAGAGATGCTGTCATTGAATCTTCATAGACTCGAAACTTAACCTCATTGCTCAGCCCCCCAAGCAGATAAGTTTTCCGTCTACGGTATTTTGTTTGGGCCTTACCTGTAATCACCTTCAAGGTGGACGGGATCGGTAGGTCGTCTCCAGGGAGACAATCCTGTCCAGGTGTCGGTTTCGGCCCCCCTCAAGCTCTACCTGGTCTTTCGGCTGGCTTAGATCGTGATCCAAACCAATTGAAAAACCAAGGAGCACTCCTATAATGCCAAGCAGTAGAGTTGTAATCCTGCCGCCTTTCTGTGAAAACCATAGACGCTCGCATCTGTTCTGCCTCTACATCAGATTCAGTGGGTGTCATGGCCATCAATGTGGCTATTGGCAGGATTCTCTGCATGTGATCCTTTCGGACATTATGAGTTTCCATCAGTTGTTGTAAGTACTTACGTACCACTAGTTCCGTTGCTTGTGTGTTAACCAGGATGCCAGGTAGATCCGCTTTGGCACAATTTGCAAGGTAGGAGGCAAATCTCCTCTTTCCAATGATATTGTGCTTGTCGATCATTCCCACGTCCTTGGTTGGCACTTCGTCTATCGAATCGTCTAAGATATCTATGACATCTGAGTATGCATTACGGTCAATCCTATACATATTGTACCAGTTGTGCACTCTGTCATAGACACCAAGATTTAAGATATTGACTCCAGTGATTCCACCTTCATGCTGGTGTCGCTTTTGTCGCTTCACCACCACACGAATAGGGGTAACTAGTTCACTGCTCACACTCCTGTCGGTGTAATCAGGTGTCGTGTTCCTATTTATGACCCCTATCACCTTCTTAAACTCAATACCTCCAGACAAGGTACGCGTTCTATACAGCAATTGAGGTTGTTCCGATTTACCATCTTCATTGGGAGTGGGGGCTCTCTCAATAGGTATTTCAGAATATAGTGATGATTCAACACCACTATTGTAGGTCTCCCTACTGCATTTGCAAGACTCGTTGTGTCTCCCATTGACACAGCCTCCTCTTGGGTATGCTTGTTTTACATATATTCGCT